GCAAACCTCTGACGATGCGCTGCTGGCGCTGGTGACCGCGCGGACCGCGGGGCAATCGCTGACCGAGACAATCGCGCTGCATCTGTTGCTGCACGGCAATGCATTCGTGCAGGTCAGCAGCGACGCCCTGTTCGCGCTGCGGCCAGAGCGGGTGACAGTCGAGACCGACGCACGCGGATGGCCGGTTGCATATCTTTACCGCGCAGGCGAGGCGGTAATGCGACTGCCCGCCGAGGATGCGACGGGCGCACCGGGGGTGATCCATATCAAGAGCGCGCATCCGCTGGACGACCATTACGGGCTCGGGTGCCTGGGAGCGGCGGCTGGGGCGGTCGCGATCCATAATGCGGCGACGTCGTGGAACCATGCGCTGCTCGACAATGCGGCGCGGCCTTCGGGGGCACTTGTTTACGATACGGGCGATGGCGCGAAGCTTTCGCCCGAGCAATTCGGCCGGTTGAGCAGCGAGCTTGCCGAGCAGTTCGCGGGTGCTGCGAATGCGGGGCGGCCGCTGCTGCTCGAGGGCGGGCTGAAGTGGCAGGCGCTGTCCCTCACGCCTGCTGATATGGATTTCGGGACGATGAAGGCGGCTGCTGCGCGCGACATTGCGCTCGCGTTCGGGGTGCCGCCGATGCTGATGGGGCTCCCCGGCGACGCGACCTATGCGAACTATCGTGAGGCCAACAAGGCGCTCTGGCGGCTGACGATACTACCGCTGGCGGGGCAGGTGCTCGATGCGCTGGCAGACGGGCTGAAGCCGCGGTTTCCGGATGTTTCGCTGCGGATCGACTACGACAAGGTGCCGGCCCTTAGCGAGGATCGCGAGCGGCTGTGGCGGAGCGTGAGTGCTGCCGATTTTCTGAGTGCGGAGGAGAAGCGGGCGATGGTGGGGCTCTCATAACGCGTCTCCGCATGCCCTCACCCGCTCAGCCGGGTCGAGTCGGCCTCTCCCCGAGGGGAGATTGTTTTTTGGAGTAACTGACATGAGCGACGATACGATGTTGACAGCGCATTTGCTGGCCGGGGCGCAGGGTGGCGCGAGCGATCTGGTGACGCTGCGAGCGCTGGTTGAGGAAGCGAGCGAGATGGGTGCGCGGCGTGCGCTGGCGCGTCTTGGGCTGGCTGACGAGGCGGCGCGCGAAGATGTGACCGAGCTGCGAACGCTGCTGAAAGCGTGGCGCGACGCGAAGAGCACAGCGTGGAAAGCGGCAGTCGGCTGGATAGCGCGGGGCGCGTTGGCGCTGCTCCTCATCGGACTCGCCGTGAAACTTGGTCTCGGCGGGATGATCGTGAAGTGAGGTTTGCCGGCTATGCGGCGGTATTCGACAGGGTCGATCGTGGTGGCGACGTGATCCGCAAGGGCGCTTTCGCCGATGCCACGCTGCCCGTGCCGATCCTTTGGCAACATGATCCGAAGCGCCAGATCGGTGAAGCGGAACTGGTTTCGGAGGACGCCAAGGGACTGCGGGTAATCGGGCGGGTCGATGCGCCAGTCAGCCCGGGAACGGGGCTTTCTTTCGGCTATCGCGTGCGGCGGATGACGCAGGGAACATATCGTGAACTCAGAGGGCTCGAACTGATCGAGGTGAGTCTGGTTCGACAACCGATGCAGCCGTTCGCACGGGTGCATGCGGTGGACAATTCAACAGGAGAAGCATGATGGATTATGAAGTGAAGGCAGAAGGGCTCGAGGACAGCTTCGATGCGGTGGTAATGCCAGCCGAGCGGCCTGTGCTGGCGGCAACCGTGGTCGAGGAGCCCACGGGCAAGGCATTCGGATCGTTTTTGCGGACCGGGGCGGCTTCGGTTGAAATGAAGAGCTTTTCGGGTGCGGTGAATGCCGACGGCGGATTTGCGGTGCCGCGCGAAATCGATGACAAGATCGATGCGACGCTCAAGGCCGTGTCCCCGATCCGGCGTATCGCCAATGTGGTTCGGGTGGGTTCGGCCGGGTATCGCAAGCTCGTGACGCAAAACGGTGTTGCGTCGGGTTGGGCCGGTGAGACGGCGGCGCGGCCCGAAACCGGGACGCCGGTGTTCAACGAGATCGTGCCGCCGATGGGCGATCTTTATGCCAATCCGGCAGCATCGCAGTTCATGCTCGACGATGCGGCGTTCGATGTGGAAAGCTGGCTCTCACAAGAAATTGCGACCGAATTTGCGCGGGCTGAAGGCGCCGCCTTCGTGAGCGGATCGGGCACCAATCGCCCCAAGGGCTTTCTGACCGCACCGATCGCGGCGACCGCAGATGGGGTTCGACCGTTCGGGACGCTGCAATATCTGCCGTCGGGGGCTGTAGGCGCGTTTGCCGGGACCAATCCGGCGGACAAGCTCGTCGACCTCGTGCAATCGTTGCGACCGCCGTATCGCCAGGGCGCGGTGTGGGTGATGAATTCGAAAACGCTGGCGACGGTGCGCAAGTTCAAGACGGCGGACGGGGCATTCCTCTGGCAACCGTCGATGGTGCTGGCGAATGCCGATATACTGCTCGGTTATCCGGTGATCGAGGCCGAGGACATGCCCGATGTCGGCACCGACAGCCTGTCGATCGCGTTCGGCAATTTCCAGGCGGGTTATCTGATCGTCGAGCGGGCCGAGACGGCGATTTTGCGCGATCCGTATTCGAGCAAACCGTTCGTCTATTTCTACGCGACCAAGCGTGTGGGTGGGACAGTGAGCAATTCGGAAGCGATCAAGCTGATGAAGTTTGCGGTGAGCTGATCAGCGGAGGGGGCGGTGGTGATAGCCGCCCCCTCACCCGCTCGCCTTTGGCGCGTCGACCTCTCCCCGGAGGGGCGAGGTGGAGAGATGATATGTACATATTTCAACGCGGGGAAACCGTGTCGCTCGCACTCGCGGTTGTCTCAGGGGATCCGACAGTCGTCACATCGGTAACGGCGGCGGTAAAACCGGTGACGGCCGGGCACTCCACACCCGATCCGACAGTTCCGGTGGCGGCGAACTTCAGCGTGAGTTTTGCGGCAGCCCTTGGCGATGAGCCTGCGCGCTGGCTGCTGACACTCGCGCCCGCAACGAGCGCGGCGCTGACGGCGGGAAGTTATTTTGCGGACGCGCGGCTCGTGGTGGCGGGCGGCGTTTGCATCACCGAGACGGTGGCGCTGACGCTGCGCGATGCGGTGACCTCATGACGCTCGTGCTCGAGTGGCGTGCAATTAGCGCGGTCGAGACGGGGTGGGCTTTGCAACCGACGGCGGGCGCGCTGGCGGCGACGATCATCGGGCCGCCGGGGCGCGATGGCGCGCAACCCTATGAACATGTGCAGCCAATCGGTGCCGCAAACTGGATCGTGAACCATAATCTCGGACGCTGGCCGGCCGCCGTCACGGTGGTGACGACCGGCGGCGTCGAGGTGACGAGCGACGTCACGCATGTTTCGATCAATCAAACGACAATCGCATTCGCGCAGCCCTTTGCGGGGCGGGCGCGGGTGATTTGAGGGGAAGACCATGAGCAGACAGATTTTATCCGATCTCGATTTCAACGCCGTCGCGCGAGTGATAAACCTGCCAGACCCGATCGCAGCGCAGCAGGCGGCGACGAAGGCGTACGTCGATAGTGCGGTCGAAGGGCTCGCGTGGAAGGACAGCTGCCGGGTTTCGACGTCGACAAACGTCAATCTGACCGCGCCGGGTGCGTCGATCGACGCGTTGACGATGGCAATTGGCGACCGCGTGCTTGTCATCGCACAGACGACCGCAAGCGAAAACGGAATCTATGTCTGGAACGGTGCCGCGGTCGCGATGACGCGCGCGTTCGATGCCAATAGCGCGGCCGAGCTCGAGCAGGCCATCACCACGATCGAGGAAGGGACCAACGCTGGCGCGAGCTATCGTCAGACGGCGGTCAATTTCACGCTCGGGTCCGGCGGTGTGGCTTGGACGGCGTTCGGAACGGGGGCGACGGCGGCCGGTACCGGAACGGCGGGCGTTGCTGCGCTCGCTACCCAAGGCGAGGTCGATGCCGGTGCAGTAACGAACAAGATCGTCACGCCTGCGACGCTGGCGACATGGGCGGGGCGGCTCCGCAAGGTGGTCCAGACTATCGGTGACGGGTCTGCGACGCAATTCACGGTAACACATAACTTGAATTCGCTGGCCGTACAGATCGAGGTTTATCGCAATTCCGGGAACGCGGACACGGTGCTGTGTGACGTAGAGCGCACCGGATTGAACACGGCGCGGCTGACATTCGCGGCAGCGCCGATGGTAAGCCAGCTCGTCTGTGTGGTGATCGGCTGATGGGCACATTGCTCAGCCCTCAGGATTTTGCGGGCGGGATCACCGCTGCGCCACCGGCCGGTGCGGTGCGTTTGGGAGGACGCACTCTCGGCGGCGGTGACTTTCTCGGCATTCGTGCTGCGCAAGGAATCGAACGGCTGATCATGCCCCACCTTGGCAGAACCGCCTTTGTGGGCTGGCTTGGAACCGGGACCACCGCGCTCGCGGTATTCGGCTCTGCAGCCCCAACCGTTTCCGGTGGGACCACGCGCGCGACGACGGCCGTGACTATGGCGACCCGGGCTAAGCGTACGGGCTTTGTTTCGACAGCGACAGCGGGTGCACTGTCTTCGTGTTTTGGCGGAAATACGTTTGTAGGAATCGGCGATGGAGCGGGCCTGGGCGGGTTTTGTGCGATATTCCGTTTCACGATTTCGGATCCCGCCACCGTTGCCGGAGCGCGAATGTTTGTCGGCCTATCATCGACGAGCGTTGCTCCGACGAATGTCGAGCCTTCGACCCTGCTTAATCAGATCGGCGTTGCGCAGCTTTCGGGCAGCACCAATTTGCAAATCGTGTTCGGCGGATCGACCGCGCAGAACGCGATTGATCTCGGGGCCAATTTCCCCGCAGCGGGCGGAACCGCCAATCTTTATGAGCTCATGTTGTTCAGTGACCCTAACGATGTGGCCAAGGTTGGTTACCGCGTCGAGCGGCTGAATACGGGCAACGTCGTGGAAGGTGTGCTGGCGAACACGGTGCCGGGGATAACGCTGCCTTCCTCAAGCACGATGATGACGATGCGCATGTGGCGCTCGAACAATGCGACCGTACTAGCGGTCGGCCTCGACGTCGTGAGCGCCGTGACTGTCTGGGATTTTTAGCAGGAGATCGAGATGCTCGAACGGGGGGCGATGCCGACGATGGCCGAAGCTATCGACGCGGCCAAAGATTATTTGCGGCTCGACACGAGTAATGACGACGCCTTGATAGCAGGGTTGGTTACGGGGGCGATGGAGCGGTGCGAGGCTGAAATCGGCGAAGTCTTGGTGGCGCGTGAAATGCGTGAGGTGTTGCTGGCGCAAGCAGGCTGGCAATGGCTTGCGGCGGGGCCGGTGCGCAGCATCACCGGTGTGAGCGCCCTTGCTCAAGATGCCAGTGAAGTGGCGCTTGCAGTGGGCGATTTCGAGATCGAGCTGGACAGCGAGGCGCGGGGGCGCGTGCGGATGCGGACACTGCCTCCGGTTTCACGCATTGCCGTGCGTTATACGTCAGGTCGCAGCAATGGATGGGCGGGACTGCCGATCGGGCTACGCCACGGCGTGCTGCGGCTCGTGGCGCATTGGTATGCCTATCGTGAGGCGGGCGATGTGCCTGCGATGCCGGCAGCGGTTTCAGCGTTGTGGGCGCCGATGCGGCGGCTGCGGCTGAGCTAGGAGATTTCGACATGGTGGATGCCGGAGAGGCAGTGCGGATTGCACTGCTGAAAGGATTGCGTGCGCGGCGCGAACTCAGCGGAGTGGAAGGGCGTGACGGCGGCCTAGAGACAAGTTCTTTGCCGCGAGTGTCGGTCGAGCCCGTCGATGTTCTCGATTGGAGCGCGAAGGCGGCGACGGGGCGCGAAGTGCGAACCGCGGTGAGCTTGCGCGTGGCCAAGGGGCAAACACTGAGGCTTCCCATGCTGAGCGCGGCGGTGGCTTCTGCGGGCGAAGCTCTGTCAGGCGACCTGGACGGGTGGCACGTCGCGAGCGCGGTGCTTCTTCGTGTGCGGACGGCCGATCGCACCGACGGGACGCGCGTCGCGCGGGTCGAACATCGTGTTCGGGTGATGATGGGCTGAGGCCCGCAAAATAAGGGAAATCGATATGCCAGTGGAAAAGGGTTCGGCGTTCCTGCTGAAGATCGGGAACGGCGCAATGCCGGTCGTCTACGCGACGGTCGCGGGGATGCGGACGACGCAGCTCAGCATCAACGGTGACAGTGTTGTGATCACCAACAAGGGATCCGGCGGATGGCGCGAGCTCCTTTCGGGCGCGGGCGTGCGATCGGTCAGCGTATCGGGGGCGGGGGTATTCACCGGATCGGCGGCAGAGACGCGGCTGAAGGCGAGCGCGCTGGCCGGTGTACTCGACGATTATGAGTTGAGCTTCGAAAGTGGTGAGCGCCTGCAGGGGCGGTTCCTCGTGCAACGGCTTGACTATGCGGGGGATTTCAACGGCGAGCGGAGTTACACGCTGGCGCTCGAAAGCTCGGGCGCGGTGGTCTCGCTATGATTGCTAACGCCGTGAGGGGCGAAGCTTCGTTGCGCGTCGGCGGAGCAGAGCTGGTGCTGCGGCCGACATTCGGCGCGCTGGTGGCCGCCGAGACGGAGCTGGGGCCGCTGTTCGCGCTGGTCGAGCGAGCGGCGGCGGGCGGATTGAACCTGAACGAGATGGTCGGCTTGTTCTGGCACTGCGTAAGTATGCGACCCGAGGGTTTGACGCGCGAGATGCTCGGCGAGGCGATTGTTGCGCAAGGGCTTAGCAGTGTGACGCCAATTCTGCGCGTGCTCCTCGGGCAGATTTTGCGCGGTGGTTAAGACGTTTACCCCATTCGCGAGGCGGCTCTCGGGGCTCGCGGCTTTGATCTGCGGATGGACACCCGAGGTATTCTGGAATGCGACGCCCGAGGAATTGGCCACAATCTTTGAGGTGTTGCGCGGGGACGGGGCGGAGCCGCCCGATCCGGCAGCTGTCGCGCGACTGAAGGAGGCGTTTCCCGATGGATGAACTCGATAGCGCGCTGGTGAAAGTGCGAACGGATACGGCCGGATTTGCGCGCGACGTCGCCAGCCTGCGCGCGACGCTGGAAGATGGACTGGGGGCGGGGGCCGAGCGCGCTGCGGGGCGGATCGAAAGCGCGCTATCGCGGGCAATTAGGACGGGCAAGCTTGGGTTCGACGAGCTGGGAACGCTCGCGCTCAAGGTTCTCGCGGACATTGCGAAAGCTGCGATCGGCAGCGACGTGCACGGACTTAATTCTCTGGCAGGGGCCCCGGGGCGGGCGACGGGCGGGCCTGTCTCGCCCGGCCGCGCTTATGTGGTCGGCGAGCACGGCCCCGAATTGTTCGTGCCGACCGCGAGCGGTGCGATTGCTGCACCGAATGCTGCGCAACGGGATGTGAAGGTTTCGATTACGGTCAATGCGGCGGCGGGTACTTCGCCTGAACTGCTGCAGCGATCGGCACGCCAGGTCGGGCGAGCGGTGCGCGCTGCCCTGCGGGAGGAGTAGGCGATGGATTATTGGCTTGCGACCGCTCGATCGCAGCGCGCCAAGACTTGGTTGAAGAGGTTCGACCCGGTTTACTGGACGATCGATTTTCCGCGTCCGATGATGGCCTCGATTGTGACCTCCGGGCCGAACGCGTTGCGCGTCGATACGGTGTTTTATCGCAGGGACGACCTTGCCGGACTGATTTGGGCCAGCGTCGATACGGTCGATCACCCGTTGTTGGGATATGAAACGCACCGTGACTACCGGCGATGCAGGCTTTCATGCCGGTGGCGGTCTTCAGGGATCATGGCGCTTGAGGCGATCAACGGGCCCACGCTGACGATCGAGGGGCGCGATGCGGCGGGCGCGGCGCGTAGCTGGTTCGTTCGGTTGTGGAACTATGCGGCCGGTACACCCGAAGACGCGATGATCACGCTCGATTTCGGTGCGCTCGCCGAAGGTTTTGCGAGCGGCGGGGCACCGGTGTTTGCGGGCGATGTCGACCGGATGTTCGTGTCGCTCGTGTCCCCTAGTTTCGACAATACGACGGGTTCGCTCGGCACGCCGCAGGAAGGCTGGGTCGAGCTGAGCGATATCACCTGCGACGGATCGGAGAGCGTGCTCGCGATCGGCGATGCGTTCGTGCCGCCGCACGGGCTTGGCATCGCGACAGGATATGACGATGCGTATAACCTTACGCCGGTTCGGTTGCTGCGCAATATCGAGGCGTTGGGGTATCGCGGGGCGATCAACCATTATGTCGGGATGAGCCATTACACGCGGCTCGAGCCGGGCGGGACTTATGTGAGTCTTGCGGGTGGCGCCCTGAACGAGGCCGCTTCCGCATGGCACCGGAGCTTTGCCGAGGAAGCGAGAGCGCGCGGGTTCGGGCTGATCACTTCACTAAGCTATGAATTGTTCGATGCGCATTGCTGGAACGACTGGAAGCAGCGCGACCACACCGGTGCGACCGCCGCGACGGCATATGCGCCACCATCGACCTTGCTTTCGCCCGCAAGCACCGGAGCCATAGATTATTTGAAAGCGGTGGCGCGCGCGTTTGTGCAGATTGCGGTTGATGCGGGGCATCCGCCGCGGTTCCAGATCGGCGAGCCGTGGTGGTGGACTAATCCGGGCGGCAAAATCTGTCTGTACGATGAGGCGGCGAAGGCGGCGCTTGGAGGCAATCCGCCTGTGATTGCGGACATTGGAGGCGCGCTGAGTGCGGCGCAAAATGCAGTGCTCGACGCAGCGGGGGTGTTGCTTGCCGCATCAACGGCTGCGCTTTTTGCCGCCGTGCGCGCGGATCACCCGACGTGTGAGCGACTGATGTTGGTTTTTCTGCCGACAGTGCTCGATCCGCCCGAAGCGAGGCGTGCGAACGTGCCGATCGGCTGGGCAAGGCCCGCGTTCGAAGTGCTGCAAATCGAGGATTACGACTGGGTTACTGCGGGCAACATCGGGGCTTCAGCGCGCGGTGTGGCAGCGATCGAAGCGCGGCTGGGCTATCCGGTTTCGCAGCAGCATTATCTGGTGGGCTTTGCGCGCACGGCGGACGACTGGCCGATGATCGCGGCGGCCGACGAGGTCGCGCGGGGGCGGGGCGTGGCGACACGTTTCGTATGGGCATTGCCGCAAATCCTGCGCGACGGTTTCACGGCCTATAAATTGGGAGAGCCGCAAGTGGATGCGTTCGACGATGTGAGCTTTCCGCTGGCGATCGGCCAGGGGGCGAGCGTGATACCGGGCTTTTCGACGCAGATCGTGACCAGTTCGAGCGGGCACGAACAGCGTAACGTCGATTGGGCGCAGGGGCGGATGGCCTATGACGCCGGCCCGGGCGTGCGGAGCGAAGCAGATGTGGCGGCACTGATCGCGTTCTTCAGGGCGCGGCGGGGCGCCGCCAAAGGATTTCGCTTTCGTGATCCGTTCGATTTTTCAGGCGTCGATGAAGGATTGGGGACGGGGGACGGCGTGCGGACGACGTTCGCGCTGGTGAAGCGCTATGGCATCGGTGCGGATGCGGAGGTGCGGCGCATCACACGGCCCGTTGCGGCGAGCGTTCAGGTGAAGGTGGCGGGTGTACCGGTTGCGAGCGGCTGGACGCTGGCAGCGGGTGGCGTGGTGACGTTCGTTGCAGCACCCGAGAATGGCGCGGTGGTGACGGCTAGTTTCACGTTCGACGTGCCGGTGCGCTTTGCCGAGGACCGATTGGAAGTGAACGCCGCTCGGTGGCTAGCAGGAGAGGTCGCGAGCGTTGGGTTGGTCGAAGTGCGGGAACAGTCGTCATGACAGACTGGTTCGCCAGGTCCCTAACGGCCCTGACCTTTCTTTGGCGTCTCGAGCGCGCAGATGGCGTCGCGATCGGGTTTACGTCGCATGATCGCGATCTGGTGCGCGGCGGGTTTCGTTATCGGGCGGCGCCGGGGCTGGTACCGTCTGCGGTGGAGCGGTCCGATGGGCTGGAGGTCGGCAGTGTCGAGCTGGGCGGGGCTTTGACCTCGGATTCGTTGACCGAAGACGATTTTCGGAGCGGTCGCTGGGACGGGGCGGGGCTGAGGCTTTATGCAGCCGACTGGCAGGATGAGGACGCGCCACTCGTCCCAATTGCGCGCGGTGAATTGGGCGCGGTCGAGTTGCGCGACGGGGCTTTTTCGGTCGCGCTGCGCGGGCCGACAGCCGTGCTCGACGCGCCGGTGATCGAGGTAACGTCGCCGGAATGCAGGGCGGTTTTGGGGGATCGACGGTGTCGCGTCGATCTCGCCGGCCGTCGCGCGCGCGCGATCGTGACTTCGGCGAGCGGGGATATCCTTACATTAGCGAACGGGCTGCCAGCCGATGACTTTGCGTTCGGCCAGTTGCGGTGGCTCGATGGGCCTAACGCCGGGCTGCGCACCGCGATCGTTGCAAGTGCGGGAACGAGTCTGACCTTGCGCGAAGCCCCGGCGTTTGCGGTGACGGGGAGGGTGGCGGCCGAGATCGTGGAGGGGTGCGACAAGCGGCTGGCCACATGCGCTGCACGCTTTGACAACGCCGCGAATTTTCAGGGCGAGCCGCACCTCCCCGGGGACGATCTGCTGACGCGCTATGGAGCGGGGTGATCCCCGCACGCTTATCGGTGCGCCGTTCCGGCTCCACGGGCGCGATCCGGCGACCGGGCTCGATTGTGTGGGGGTAGTGGCGATGGTGCTGGGGGCGCAAACAGTGCCGAGCGGCTATCGCCTTCGCTGCGCAGCGCCCGACGAGATCGTCGAAGGGCTGGAGGCCGCAGGCCTGGTTCACGTGGAAGGCGCAAGCCGCGAAGGCGACATCCTGTTGATCGCAGCCGGGCCGACGCAGTTTCACCTCGCGGTGAGATCTTCCGAGGGCTTCGTCCACGCCTGCGCCCTCCTCAAACGGGTGGTGGAGACGCCGGGGTATCCGGAAAATGTGATCGGCGTCTGGCGGTTGGAGGACTGAAATCATGGCGACGGTGGTGTTGACGGCGGTCGGCGCGGTTTTCGGCGGCCCGGTGGGAGCAGCGATCGGCCTCGCGGCCGGGATAGCGATCGATAGCGAGCTCGCGCAGCAGGGGACGCGCGAAGGTCCGCGATTGGGCGATCTGCGGGTGCAGACGTCACGTTATGGATCCGCGATCCCCAAACTGTTCGGGCGAACCCGGGTGTCGGGCACGGTCATTTGGTCGACCGATCTGATCGAGACACGCGGGCTGCAATCGAACGGCAAGGGCAAGGGTAATACCGCGAACTACAGCTATTCGGCATCGTTCGCGGTGGTGCTTTCTGCCCGGCAGGTTTTGCGGGTCGAACGCATCTGGGCGGACGGCAACCTGCTTCGCGGCAGCGCAGGCGATTTCAAAACGGCGACAGGATTTCGATTGCTGACGGGCAGCGAGGATCAGTCGCTCGATCCCTTGATCGCTGGGGCGGAGGGGATCGGCGTGACTCCGGCCTATCGCGGACGGGCGATCGCCGTGTTCGAAGATTTCCAGTTAGCGGCATACGGAAACCGAATTCCGAGCTTGAGCTTCGAGGTCATCGCCGATGAGGGCGCGCTTTCGGCAACGAACCTTATCGGCGAACTGACCGACGGTGCTGTGACCGGGGACAGCGCGGACGTTGTCAACGGGATCGCTGTAACCGGCGACAGTATCCGCGCGGTCGCCTCGGCGCTCGGTGAAGCCTTACCTCTCAGCCTCCGCGACAATGGTGAGGTGCTGGAGCTTGTCGGTCATAACTCGGTCGCGCGTTCATTGGTTGGGGAAGACTTCGGATCGGATGGGGGCGAAACGCGGACCGCAGCGCTCCGCGTTCCTGAGGCCCTCTCGCTCGCTTACTATGACGATACCCGCGATTATCAGCCCGGGGTTCAGCGGGCACGGCGCGATGGCGGCGCGCGGCGCGAAGATGTGATATCGCTGGCGGCGGTGCTCGATGCAGGTACGGCAAAGAGAATCGTTGAAGCGCGATTGTCTGCATTGTGGCGCGAACGTCGGCAATTGGTGGTTGGCTTGCCTTGGCGCGCGATCGATCTGAGGCCGGGAGACAAAGTAACCGTGCCGGGTCAGACGGGCGATTGGCGGATTGCCGCGCTGGCGTTCGAACGCATGGCTTTGCGACTTACGCTCGTTCCGGCCATGCCGGCGGGCACCGGTTCAATCCCGAACCCGATCGCCGATCCCGGGCGCAGCCTTGTGCAAATCGATATGCTTCACGGCCCCACGACACTGGTCGTGCTCGATCTTCCGGTTCTGACCGATGCGGCCGACACTCAGGCGAGGGTTGTAGTCGCAGCCAACGGGGAGTCGTCCGGCTGGCGTGGGGCGCCGTTGCTCGTAAGCGTCGATGGGGGCGTCAATTATGTTAGCATCGGTGGCACGGCGCCCCCCGCGATCATGGGGCGCTCTTTAGGCTTGCTCGGTTCCGCCAGCGCCATGCTTATCGATCATATCAACAGCATCGATGTGCAATTGCTCAACGACGCTATGTCTCTTGCCGATGCAGACGGCGCCGCGCTCTCGGCCGGCGCCAACATGTCTGTGATCGGGAACGAATTACTTCAATTTGGGAAAGCCATACCAATAGGCGGAAATCGCTGGCGTCTGTCGGTGCTTTGGCGCGGACGGCGTGGCACGGAGAGTGCCGTCGGCAGCCATACGAACGACGAGCCATTTGTTTTGCTCGATCCGGCTAGTCTTGCTGCAATCCGGGGCGACTATGCTGTCGATGGCCTGAGGGTTCGTGCGACCGGAATCGGCGATGGTGCGAATGGCACAGAGGCTGCCATCGTACAGGTGGGCAGGGCGGTGACGCCGCTTTCGCCCGTGCGTCTTCGGGCGGTGTCTAGGAACGATAGTGGGTTCGACCTGGACTGGGTGCGCCGGAGCCGCGAGGGGTGGGCGTGGCGCGACGCTGTCGACGTCGCGTTGGGCGAAGAGCGGGAAATATATCGGATCACGCGGACCGGCAGCGGTCTCGCACCACTGATGGAAGACTGCGAGACGTCCGCTTGGACATACACCGCGGCCCAACGTGCTGCTGACGTCACGCAGGGAGCGACTACGGTGTCGATAGCGGTTTCCCAATTGGGGTCTCAGCGCTTGTCAGATCCAACAACTCTCACCCTTTCCGTAGCTTAAGGAGCAAATGATGATCGAAGATACCGAGCGGCTTGCGCTGCCACTGCTGTCGGTGGCGCAATCGCAAAAGGAGATTACTCATAATGAGGCGCTCGCGCGGATAGACCTTCTGGCGCAATCGGTTGTCGAGGGTGTTGCACCAGCGACGGTACCGGCCGCTCCGTTGCCGGGGCAGTGCTGGATCGTCAGTGCGAATCCGATTGGCGCCTGGGCCGGACAGGCGGGCGCTTTGGCGGGGTGGACGGGTGGTGGCTGGCGCTTCGTTTCGCCATTCGAGGGAATGAGCGCTTGGTCGGTGGCCGATCAGGGATTGGTGCGGCGTGAAGGAGCAAATTGGCGAGTCGCCGGTCGACAGGGACAAATTGCAGGTCCCGCAGGGGGTGCGATGATCGATAGTGAAGCCCGTTCGGCAATCGCTCAAATCTTGACGGCTTTACGGATTGCCGGCCACATTCAGACCTGAGATCATCTGTTTCTTCCGTTCGATTTGCGACATTTTGGCCACAGTTTTGGAAATTGCATGCTTGCACGGGATACCTCGTTTCGTTAGGGCGTTCAGCGCTGTCCTGAGTGACAATTTTGAAAGGGGTTTTTTTATGCGGAAGCTGGCTATTGCCGCCGTGCTTGCATCCACCGCCATGGCTACTCCCGCGCTTGCGCGGAACGACGCATGGTATATCGGTATCGAAGGCGGTGCTATGGTTGTCGAGAAGCTCGACATCGACATCGCCGGTGTTAAGAATCAGGCGTCTGCGCGTCAGCGCAACGGCTATGATGTCGATGGCATCATCGGTCACGATTTTGGGGCGTTTCGTCTTGAAGCTGAGGTCGGCTATCGTGAATCGCGGCTGAAGAGCTACAACTCGCTTGTTGCCGTGCCTGTTGAAAGTCCGGCTTTCGCGCCTGCCGGTAACTATCGCAACCCCGCTGGACGGACATCGGCTTTGAGCTTCATGCTGAATGGTTTGCTCGACTTCGGCGCTGACGACGGGATCCAGGGTTTCGTCGGCGGCGGCGTGGGTGTTGCTCGGGTCAAGCTGGCAAATTATCGCCTCCGTAACGGCGCTAACTTCCTGAATGATTCGGATACGGGCTTCGCATATCAGGCGATTGCCGGTGTTCGTGCGCCGCTTGGCGATCATGTGGACGTTGGCCTGAAGTATCGCTACTTCAATGCCGATAAGATCGATTTGGTAAGCACGCGCGGCGTTGCAGAGCGTACGCGCTATCGCTCGCACTCGATCCTCGGCAGCCTGATCTACAACTTCGGCGAGCCTGCACCGCCGCCGGTTGTCGCTCCTGAGCCGGCGCCTGCGCCTGCGCCTGAGCCGATGGCTCCGCCGGCACCTGCAGCCGCAGTCTGCACGCCCGGACCGTACATCGTGTTCTTCGATTTCGATCGTTCGGACATCACGGCGGAAGCGGCTTCGATCCTCGACGGCGCGGTCACCGCGTACGGCGATTGCGGCCAGGCACAGGTCAT